ATTCAGTTCAACTACTACTGGTCAATTGTATGAACTAAGAAACGTTCTTGACTTCCGTGGCAGACGTAGAGATGCACTAATCTCTGGCGATGTTATTGATGCCGCTGGTTCAAACATCACAACCTATACTGACTTGGAAGGTTCACTACTACCACTTCCAACGTCTACTGTTGATGTTGACTTCTCATACTACCTAGACCGTAGAGACAGACTCGTAATTACAGAAGATGAAAAACTTCGCCTAATCAAAGGTGTGTCTTCACTTCGCCCAGAATATCCACCTGAAGCAGAGCGCACAATGACGCTCTTCCTATTGGATGTTCCAGCATATACATTTGAGGCAGATGACGTACTACATGAATATATCCCACAGAAGAACTACACTTCTCGTGATATTGCGGATATTGAAGTTCGTCTACAAGACTTAGAATACATGACTGTATTGAATGCTCTAGAAACAGAAGCAGACAGTCTAACAATTACAAACCCAGATGGTTCAATTGGTCTAAAAACTGGTATGCTCGTTGATGGTTTCAACGGACACCAAATTGGTGACGTATCTAACGCAGACCATGACTGTTCTATCGACTTTGAAGAAGGTGAACTTCGTCCACCATTTGAGACATACCAATCTTCAATGGAGTATGATGAAGACTCTTCAAATGACGTTCAAGTAACTGGTGAGTTGATTACTCTACCATATACACCTGAATTGTTTGTTGATATTCCACTTTGTTCTAAAGCAATTAACGTTAACCCATATAACATTGCATCCTTCTTGGGTACAATGGAATTGTCACCTCACACCGATAACTGGATTGAGACAGAACAACGTCCAACAGTTAACGTAAACATCGGTGGTGAGAACGATGCGTATCGTGCTATTATTGATAACATGAACCGTAACACTCGTGCTAATCGTGCAAACGGTGTTGGTATTCAATGGAACAACTGGCAGACAACTTGGACAGGTAAAACTACAAACACCAAGACAAGTATCAGTTCAACCACATGGCGTGACCCATCATTTACTTCTGCTGCATCACGTTCTGTTCGTGGTCGTGCGGTTATTCGTAAAACCTCTGCTGTTACTCGTCAAACTACAGTAACAACTCGTAAGCAGGTTCGTACTGGTGTTCGTACTCGTTGGGGTATGAAAACTGTTAAGAAGTCTTTGGGTAACAAGGTTGTAGATATTACAATCATTCCATGGATGAGAGCAAAAGAAGTATTCTTCACAATCTCTGGAATGAAACCAAATACTCGTTGTTGGGCATGGTTTGATAACGTAGATGTTTCTGCGTACTGTAAACCTGCAAACACTCTAGATATCGTTGGTACTCAGTTGACTTATGCACCAGATGCAGAATCATATGAAAGACGTTTCCTAGAGAAAGAAGAAATTGTTGTATATGACGTTGATGACCCTAACACAATTCTAGGGCGTGGTAACGTTGTTGCAGGTCACGATGGTTCTAGCGGAAGACTTGTTGTTGAAGGTTTGACTTCTGAGCAAACATTCTCTACTCGTATCGTTAAGCGTACCATCATTCAACAAGCAACCACTTCTGGTAAGTGGTCTCCAGCAGTTGGTCGTAGACACCGTAGACGTATTGTTCATACTTACAATGTCAGTGATATTCTAGGTAATGACGAAAACGGAAACCAAATTACTGCTAAGACACTTCGTGTTACTGGCATTCAAGTCCGTGGTGACTTGAACGCAAGTTCCGAATATATCGTTGTACGATTCCCAGACTATCGCTATAGATGGCATAGACGTTGGTGGCGTAGACGTTGGTGGTGGCGTTGGGGAACAAACCGTTTCCTTGCTGGTCGCTTCCCAGGTGTTCGTGCATCTTCTAACTGGCAGACTGACACTAACTGGACTTCCTCATATCCTACTGGACGTAACGTCATTGCAGGTGTTTATGAAGTTAAAGGTAAGCAGTACATCCGTGTTTGGTTGAACCCAACTGGTCAAGTTAACTACGGTCCAGGACCAATGCGTAACTTCTACGAAATTAAGTTTGAGTTCCAAGCAACGTATGATGTTAAGCGCACAGTAGATGATATTATTACTGAAACTAATCCAGGTACTCAAGCAGAGATTGACCAGATTATTTCTGACAACTCTCGTACACTTGAGATTAAGGGTACTATTGTTCAGACTCAAAACGCAGATGGTGCAACTGTATCTCGTACACCACCTACTGCACGTTTGAGTGGTATTACTACTGCTGAAGAAGGCGATGCACTTGTAACTGATGCCGCTGGTAACTTGGTTGGTGTGTTTAACCTTCCAAACCAAGGCGAGAATGGATTGCGATTCAAAACTGGTGAGCGTACTTTCCGTGTCCTAGATGACCCTAACAAGGCAGACCCAGTGGATGCAACTACTTCTGCTGATGCGACTTATCGTGCAAGTGGACAGAAGAAGGTTATGCAGAACACTACTGTTACAACTCGTGTACCAGGTCTTATCCGTGAGACTGTTACACAAACTCGTACAGTACGTTCAGCGGTAACAAGGGTTACTAAGAGGGCAGTTTCTAGTCGAGTTGTTGGATGGTATGACCCTGTGGCAGAATCATTCCTAGTTGATGCAACTAAGCACCCTAACGGTGTGTTCATCACTAAACTAGACTTGTTCTTCCGTAGTAAGGATAGTGACCTACCTGTATCCGTACAGATTCGTCCTACCAATAACGGTTACCCAGATAGCGCACTTATTGTTCCGTTTGGTAAAGTGGATATTCCACCTGCGGATGTTGTGTTGCCAGAGAACCCATTCGATAACGAATCAGTTCTTGCTGCTCCAACAAGCGTAGCATTCCCTTCACCAGTATATCTGGAACCAGGTGAATATGCAATGGTGTTGTTGTCTAACTCTAACAACTATGAGACTTATATCTCAGAGATGGGTAAAGAGATTCTTGGTTCGTCTAACCGAATCACAGAGCAACCATATGCTGGTTCTTTGTTCAAATCTCAGAACGCATCTACTTGGACTGCTGAACAGACAATGGACTTGATGTTCCGTATGTACAAGGCGAACTTTGATACCTCTGCTGTTGGTGAGGCAGTTCTTGGACAATACGAAATGGAAGAATTGTATCCATATCAAGTGTTCAAAACTATGGTTGAGACAATTGACCCAAGTGATGCAACTGAAATTAAATACTACTACAAGGGTACAAACCTTGCCAATGGTTCGGATGAAGATTTGGAACCAGAGGAAGCAATTGACAATTTCTGGACTGAATACATTCCAGATGATAACGTCTTCTTGAACAGAGAGATGGCAGCGGGTCCTGAAGCAGGTACATTCTTCTTGAAGTATAACTTGTCTTCTAATCACCCAGACGTTTCTCCAGTGGTAGACATTGAACCAGGTCGTGTACTATTCATTGACCAACAAATCAATGATGGTTCAATCTCTTCTGAGGACATTGTGATGATTGCACCAGGTCAAGGGTATGACCCAGCAGACCCACCAACTACTGCTAACGGTAGACTTGTTATGACAGGTGTTGGTTCTGGTTGGATAGGTGAAGCACTTGTTGTTGAAGATACTGAGCAATTTGAAGGACTATATAATGTAGGTGACCTAATCGGTATCCGTGTTACTAACAAGGGTTCGAAGTATTACGAAACACCAGTGTTGACTGTTGATGCTTCGGGTTCTGGCGAAGTTGCTCCTGTATTCTCCATCTTTGGTGAGACAAGCGCACTTGGCGGTAACGCTAAAGCAAGATACATTACTAAGCAAGTAACAATTCCAGAAGACCGTGTTGCTTCTGATAACATCTCAGTGAGAATGCGTTGTTACAAACCTCGTGGTTCTGAAATTGCAGTTTACTACAAGGTACTTGCACCAGGTGATGATTTTGCATTCGATGAAACACCATATGTTAGAATGACTTCACAAAATGCTTCTACATATTCTGAGTATATTGGTGATACGGTTGACCTAGAGTGGAAACCAGCAGACGGTACCGTCAATTATACAAACAGAGATGGTGTTGAATTTAATAACTTTGTGACTTTTGCAATTAAAGTCTGTCTCTTCACAGACAATAAATCAAGAGTCCCATATTGTCAAGACTTGAGAGTATTAACAGGTAGTACATAATGCCAGATAAGACTTTGGTAGAGAAGAAGTTTGAACCCCCTCAAGAACAACAGTTCTTGGGGGTGGTAGAAAGAGATGACTTGGTTCGTGATGAGTATTCTGGTGCTTTATTCCGTGTTGACGATAAGGCGATAGAGGAGTATCTGGAAAAGAAAAAACTCCGAGAGCAAGCAAAGAGAAATGAAGAACGCCTAAATAGTCTAGAAGCAGATATAGGCGACATTAAATCTATGCTCAGTCAACTTATAAATAAAGGATAACCAAGGAGAATCATATGGCAATCTCTACAATTAACAACTCAAACTCTATTACTCAATGGGTAACTAGAACAAACGACATTATCAATGTCGTAAACGTTTTGGATGCTGATGGCGCAATTACAACTGTCCGTATTGCAGATGAAGCAGTTCAATCAAGCAAACTTGCTGACGATATCAATATTCGTGGTACACTACGAGTGCAAGATATAGACATCCGTGACTATATTACCGCATATCATATTGGTTTTGGCGGTTAAGTTTGTTGTATAAATAGATTTATATAATCTTAATGTAAAAATTTCTTTGGGAGAAAAAAACAAATGGCAAGACATTTAATTCCATCAGCATATGTCACTTTCGACAAGGCGAATGGTACAGTCTCGTTCAATGGTAACCACCACAAGGAGAATATTCTTCTTATTACGGACGTTACTGCTGCGAAGACTCTGTATCAATTTAATTCACGAAACTTCATGGGTAGCGTTGCTTTCTCAGAAGTAACAGAACAAACTACAGTTACCCTAGATTACGATACTGCTAATGATGCAGATATCACGGTTGGTGACGTAATCCAAGTATTCGTAGACGTAGAAAACGAAGCAGTAACAGTCGCAGAAGACCTTCTAGACGGTGTTGGTAAAATTCGTGTTTCCAACCCAGGTAACTTGATTGACACCGACTTCGAATATGGTCTACAGTCAACTAAGTGGGAAACACTTCAATCCGTAAACAACATTCCTACTGTTTACTCTTCATCTGGTGACAAACCAATTGATGGTATCGTGTCTGTTGACGCAGTTGCGGGTTCCAAGCAAGTTAAAGTTACAACAAGTGTTGCTCATGGTATGGAATTGGGCAACCCAGTTTCAGTTCAAGGTTTGGATGACTATCAAGCAGAAGGTTTCTTCACCATCTCTGGTGTTGACGGTGATTACACATTCTTCTTCGAACTAGACGTTCCAGCAACAACTACTGGTGATATCTCTGGTGGTTATACTACTATCGTTCCTGCGAAATTCTTTGAAGGAAGTCCTCTCCCAATTTCCGTAATTGATGGCGCACAAACAGATGGTGGTTCACCTTCCAAGATTGATGTTACTACAGAAGAAACTCACGGTTTTGCTCTAGGTACTAAAGTTTATCTCCGCAATACAATTGGACCAAAGTCTCTAATTATTGCTGACCCACAAGCAACTGCACCTGATGGTCGTCCATATATTGATACTGATTCAGTTTTCACAACTTCTATTGATGTTGTTGCAAGCGAAGACACTGGTCGTGCAAACGTCCGTCAAAACAAACTAGTAACTTGGGACCACCAATCAACTCACTCACATTATATTGACCCAACATATGTTAATGTTGCAAACAATACTCTAGAGTGGGTAGGACATGGATTGGGTGACCGTTTCTGTCTATTGTTCAATACTCCTGTACTTGGCGATAGCGATATGGGATTGAATGATGGTACAGTATACTTCGTTGAAGTTATTGATGAAAACCTAATCAAACTACACTCAAACTATACTCTTGGTTCAGAGGTTACTCTTTCACAACCTCTAAACGCTAAAGGTACTTGTCGTGTAGGTCTCGTATATAAGATTCGTGAAGAATATAACCGTATGGACAAGTTGTACACTGAGTACAACAAAGTGTCACAAGCAAACTCTACCAACTATGGTACTGCTGACGAATCATACGCAGGTCCTACAACCGCAACAACTGCAAACCGCTACAAAGCAACTTCTGCAAGAATGCGTAACCAGATGAATGGCGAAGACCAATTTGGTTTCTATGTTGCTAACCTCTTTGGTGGTCACAGTGGATATTTGGATGGTTTGATTGCTAACGGTACTCGTATCTTCCTTGACCGTGTTGGTGAAGGTGGCGGTGACCTTGAAGCAGCAGACGAATTCTCAACAGTCACATTCTATCGTCCAGAAGGTAACGGTTCTTTCGTAATCGGTACAGGTCCTAACAACCCAGAATCATTCTATATTGATAGTGAATCTGCAACCGAAATGAACGATGGTTTTGACGTTACTGCTGCATATCTAAGCACAAGTACAACATACGGTAACGGTGTTGGTACATTGCGTTATGACTTGAACGAATCAAGCACCTTGATTGGCGCATCTTCATGGGTTACATGGTATTTCCGTCTAGATTTAGACCCAACTTCACAAGCACTATTCAAAGCAAACTTCTATGCGGATTCTGGTGCTGACCTTGCACTTGACCCAAGTGGTTTTGGTCTTGGTGGTGTTAACCCAGACCGTGTTCTTGCTTTCGTAGGTAAGACACCAACTGGTGGTGCGATTGATGCGGATGCTGCTCGTGACCTATATGCAACTCGTTCAGATAACGCAAACTCTCGTTACGGTACAGTTAAACCTGTTCGTACAAACGTACTATCATCTACTGGACAACATCTAATCTCTAGTCGAAACGTCCTATCAGATGGTTCATTCCGAATCAACTTTAACATGGGCGATGACTCAGACCGTTTGATTTACTTGTCTGCTGGTGAAGGTTCGCATGTTTACTACATGTTCTCTCAGAACCTTAATGCTGACCGAAACACAATTTATGAAGTTGGACACGGTATTGAATCTGGACAAACTGCAACTGTTATCGTTGACCCAACAGACTATGCTGCTGGACAAAGATTTAAGTTTGCGTCTTCTGCTGGTGCAGTTACAGAAATTTCTGCTTCTGAGTTTGACGTAACTGTTGCTACAGTATCACCCGACTTGTTCCGTATTACATTGGATATTTCTCCAAATACAGACGATATTGTGGACTTCCCAGATAACTTTACAATTACTTTCAACAAAGAAAACGAATTGTATAACACAATCTATGTGAACAACCACAAGATTGTTGCACAATCACAAGCAACTTACCTTGCTTCTGGTAACAATGAAGATGCAACAGTTGTCTACACTGGTGCGCTAGAAACAGAAGGTGAAATTACTCTAAACGGTAAGAACCTTGGCGAAAATGCTCCAAATGCACAAGTTCGTGTCTACAGAAACCAAGCATATCAATTTGATATTTCAGGTTTGACTTCTGTTGCAACAGGTGACCGTCCAAGTCTTTGGGTAAAAGATGCTGGTACTTGGTCAGAAGTTGCAAGCGGTGCAACCGTACTTACAGATATTACTCCTGTATATGACGATGCAACTGACCCAGACATTCGTACTATCACGTTTACTGTATCTAATGATGATACTGTCTTTGGACAATTGCAGTCAGACAATGACTATGACCTTGCGATTTCTGTTGGAAACCCAGATTCAGATAGTAACTTCGTTTCATTCGATTACTATATCGTATCAGACATTCTAACTGGTGTTGTTAACGGTACTGCATACAACTTGAACCGTGTAAACGACTCTCGTTTGACCCTAACCCAAACTGTTGACACTTCTGCTAGTGCTACTACAGCAGTAACAGGTGCTGCCAACAACAATACAATTACTAACCGATTCATCGACTTCGAAACTCCACTTGGTATTACTCCAACTGGTGCGTCAATCACTGGTGTTCAATACCGTGGTGACTTCAACGAAACTCGTGAATATGTTAAAATTACTTTTGCGGATGCAACTGAATACTTCATTGGTCGTACTGGTGGTGCTGATACTCAGTCCTTCCGTAACGATTCAACATGGGTAACTAAAGACGTTACTCCATTGTTGGTTGACAACGGTGGTGTTCTAGGTATCAACGTAACCTTTGACCCAACATCACGAATTGACCGCAGAATTGGTTCTATGTCCAACTGGTGGGAAATTCGATTCATCATCACTGGTGCAACTGGTACTATTGTTCTTAACGCAACTGGTGTTGATGGCGAACAAGAATTCTTGGTTGACTCACTCCGTGGTGCATACGATGGTGTGTTTGCAATTATTGACTCAATTCCAGCACCAGATGAGTTTATTCTTGAAACAGACTTCAAGATTCCTGCTCGTGAATACTCATTTACTGGTACTGACGTTGACCAAATTACTGGTACTATTACTTTCCCATCGGAACACAACTTGATTACTGGTGAGATTGTTTCATATAACCCAGGTACTGGCAACACTTCAATGTTGACAGATGAAACCGACAATGTGTTTAACGTCATTGTTGTAAGTTCAACTGAAATTAAACTCGCAGTTTCTTCTGACTCTGCATTGAACAACATTGAAACTGGTGTTACTGCACAAACTGGTACCCATACACTAAAAGCACGTTCATTGGTTAAAGCAATCTCTGGTCAAGGTCTTATCACCTTCAACAGTGGTGAATCAAGCATTCAGGGTTCTGGTACCAAGTTCTTGACAACCTTCAAGCGTTTTGACCGAATCTTCGTTAAAGGCGCTGATTATGTGTACTCAATGACAGTTCGTGACATTCAGACTAACGAAAAAATGCGTGTGTTTGAAACATTCGAAGAGACAGTTTCCTCTGCCTCAGAATATTTCTTCACCACTCAGTTGATGCTACGTCCAGACGGTTACTCACTCCACAAGTCATTTGACGGTGGTGTTGATATTACTGCTGGTACCTCACCTGACTCTAAGATTGTTCGTCAGTCTCGTAAATACTTCCGTTACCAATCTGGTAAGGGTATTCAAAACTCACTTGCAATTAACTTTAACCCACCTCGCATTATGCGTGAGTTGATTAAAGCAGACTCAGCAACTGCCCGTGTTATCACTCAAGAACAACATAACTTGAGAGTAGGTGACGTTGTTACCGTAAGCGGTGCAGAAGTATCTGCTGGTGCAAACAACCCATATAACGGACGTTTTGAAGTTTCTGCTTTGATTGATGAATTCACATTCGAATATGAAATGGGTTCAGTACCAGACGAAGCAAAAGCATCTGGTTTCCCTGCATACACTCGTGCTGGTTGGACTGATTCATATGTTCGTGCTGGTATGTTCGATGACCAAAACGGATTCTTCTTCGAATTCGATGGTCAGAAAATCTACACAGTGGTTCGTTCATCTACAACTCAGTTGGCAGGTTCTGTAACTGCAACTCGTAACTCACAAGTTGTTACTGGTAACAACACTTCGTTTACTACTCAAGTAAACGCAGGTGATAAGGTTGTTATCCGTGGACAGTCATACAAAGTTGTTGAAGTATCAAGTGACTTGCGTATGGTTGTACAACCTGCATATCGTGGTGTAACATCTTCTGGTATTAAAGCAACTAAGACAGAAGACCGCAAAGTAGAACAAGCAAATTGGAACATCGACAAGTGTGATGGTCACGGTCCTACTGGTTATAAACTAGACACAACTAAGATTCAGATGTGTTATGCGGATTACTCTTGGTACGGTGCTGGTAAAGTTCGTTTCGGTTTCAAAGACAGAAACGGTCATATCAGATACGTCCACCAGTTCATCCACAACAACCGTCTAGGCGAATCATACTTCCGTTCTGGTAACCTTCCAGGTCGCTATGAGATTGAGAATGGTCCTAACGCAACTACTGCGCCAACACTATTCCACTTCGGTACCTCAATCATCATGGATGGACGATTCGATGACGATAAGGCATACTTGTTCTCTCGTAACAGTAAACCTTTCGCCTTCACCAACGGTGCAAGCAGAACATTCAGCACCAATGCGATTTCATCATTCGATGTTATCACATTGAACGGTAAGCGTGTGTTCGTATACGCCCTACCATGTTCATTGGCAGATGCTACTGCAACCGTGGTTGGTTCACAGATTTCTCAAGGAAGCACATTCCCTGAGGGAACATATGTTACACAGGTTAAATTGGATGGTGCGACTTCTAAAGTGTACACTTCATATCCTGCAAGTAACAACGAACCATCATTGTCAGATATTGCTTCTGCAACAACTATCACCAACGGTGAAGTTAGTGCGATTGCTCTTGACCAACCAATTCCATTGGTTTCACTACGTCTTGCGCCTTCCGTTGACTCTTCACTAACTGGTGCGATTGGTGAGCGTGAAATCGTTAACCGTATGCAGTTGAGACTAAGAAGTGCTGGTATTACCTCAAACGATGACTTGGAAGTGTTCCTAATCCTTAACGCAATTCCTTCAAATGCGGAATTCCAAGGTGCAGAATCTCCATCTCTATCACAGATTATTGACCATAACCATGGCGATACTCTAGAGGGCGGTACTACAATCTACTCAGTTAAAGCATCTGCTGGTTCTATCGAAATCGACTTGACTGAACTACTAGAACTTGGTAACTCAATTCTAGGTGGTGACGGTGTGTTCCCGAACGGTCCTGACTTGTTGACTGTTGCGGTTCAACCACAGTCAACTGCTGGTATCTCTGGTACCGCACCATTCTTCGTAACTGGTAAGATTTCTTGGTCTGAATCACAAGCGTAAGAAAACAGTGTGGGGGGAAACCCCCACACTTCTTTTTGTGTGGTGGTTCGTTGTGTGATAAATACTATAGAGAACCATTAAATCAAAGGTATGGAGAATTATGGCAACACCCACATCTAGAGCAGACTTTAAGGAATATTGCCTTCGAAAATTAGGTAAGGGCGTTATTCAAATTAACGTGTCTGACCAACAAGTAGAAGACAGAATAGATGATGCATTAGAGTATTTTCAAGAATATCACTCTGACGCAATCACTCGTACCTACGTCAAGCATCAAGTCACTCAAGCAGATATCGACAATGAGTATATCTCACTAGACAATAGTGTGACTACTGTTGTGCGTGTATTAAGCATTGATGACGGAACCGCATCTTCAAGCATGTTTGATGTGCGTTATCAGATGCATCTAAATGACGTATTCGATTTCACTTCCGTATCTGCATCCCAATATGTTTCTATGCGTCAACATCTAACGATGCTTGACGACTTGTTTAATGGTACTACACCAATTAGACATGAAAGACATACTGACAGACTTTACATGGACATGAATTGGTCTGACAATCTCGTAGTAGATTCATACATTATTATCGAATGCTATAAGATTATTGACCCAACAACTTTTCCTCAGATTTGGGGAGATAGATTCCTAAGAGAATATTGTACCGCACTCGTTAAAGAACAGTGGGGTATGAACGTGTCAAAATATGAGGGCATTTCACTACCAGGTGGTGTCACCATGAATGGTCGTGCTATCTTAGATGAAGCAAAAACTGAAATTGCAGAACTAGAAGAACAGATGCAATTAAGACATGAATTGCCAGTTGACTTCTTCCAAGGGTGATGAAGCATGGCAACTAATCCTCATTTCAACTTTTACACAAATGTCGAAGAGCAATCTTTAACCAACGATTTGGTGGTTGAGTCCATTCAAATCTATGGACAAGATGTGCGCTACATTCCTCGTTCCTACGCATACGTTGATGATATCTTCAATGAAGTAAGAAACTCAGTATTTGATGAAGAGTTTACCATTGAAGCATACATTCAAGGTGTCGATGGTTTCCAAGGGGATGGAGACTTGTTGTCAAAGTTTGGCGTTGAGATTAAAGATACTCAAGATTTTATTATATCAGTCACTCGATTTGCGGAAGAAGCAACTTCTGCGAATGTTGGTTTTAACGTACCAAGAGAAGGTGACTTACTATACTTCCCCCTTACAGATGCTATCATGGAGATTAAGTTTGTAGAGGATGAGGAAGTTTATTATCAAATAGGTAAAGCATATATCTACAGATTGTCCACAGAACTATTCTCATATTCTGGCGAGACAGTTGAAACTGGTGTAGAAGAGATTGACGATAATGTCACTGCCCAAATATACACTATCCAACTAACATTGGGTTCAGGTTCTGGTGACTTCACTCTTGGCGAATCAGTCTACCAAGGGGATGACCTTGCAAATGCAACTTCACAAGCAGTCGTTTCAGATTGGAATCCAGACACAGATGTTCTTACAGTAAAATCCGTATCAGGTAACTTTACAAGCGGTAATACTGTTATTGGCGACACTAGTGGTGCGTCATATGTCTTAGGCGTGAAAGAAACTATGGTATTCCCTGAAGCAGTTGGTGATACAGACAACAAGACACTTGAAACTCAAGCAGATAGTATCATTGACTTCACAGAAGACAATCCATTCAGTGAGGATTACTAATGGCATTAGGACATACATTCTATCATGCATCTATTAAGAAGATGGTTATCGTATTCGGTAACCTCTTTAACAATTTGTATGTGCGTGATTTTTATGAAAATGGTAATGAGAAGGAAAGACGTAAAGTCCCCATCTCATACGGACCAAAACAAAAGTTTTTAGCAAGACTAGATGCGGGCGGATTCCAGCAAGATAGCGGAATGTCTCTTCCTCGCATGGCATTTGAGATGGACAACTTGACATATGACTCAGAGAGAAAGTTAAGTTCTTTGGGTAGAATTTCCAACCAGAAAGATGGTGAGGGAGTCAAGTACGCATACATGCCAGTACCATATAACTTTGATTTTTCGTTGTATATTATGGTTAAGAATGCGGATGATGGTACTCAACTTCTAGAACAGATTCTACCATACTTCACCCCCCATTTCACTGTTACGATTAAAGAGTTCCCAGAATTGGATGTTACTCGTGACATTCCGATTATACTAAATAGTCTTACACAAGAAGATATTTACGATGGTGATTTTGAAACAAGACGTTCTATTGTTTGGACACTATCTTTCTCAATGAAAGGTAACATGTACGGTGCAGTTAAGGGTGGACAACTTGTTTCTTCTACTGTCGTTTCCGTAAATAATACAAATCCAGATGGTTCGTCTTTGGCAGATGGTGTAACAACACAGAGCGCAGACAATCCTAGTGACGGATTACTAACTGGTGATTTTGGTTTCACTCAATCAACTGAGTCAGGTGAACCATAATGCATAAGGTGAAGACAGATGAAAAAATCGGTAGACGAAAAAATTGAAGACGTATTGAATATCAATACAGAACTAGTTAAAGCAGAAGAAGAGTATCACCAAGTAATTGAAGTCGTGAAGGACAAGGACATTACTGGACTTGAAAGAGATGATGATTTCAATACTGCAAGAGAAAATATTGCAAGACTAATCCAACGTGGAGAAGAAGCAGTAGATGGTATCTTACGTCTTGCTTCCGAATCTGAACAACCTCGTGCATATGAGGTTGCAAGTACGCTTATTAAAAATATGGTTGAAGCAAACAAAGACTTGCTTGACCTACATAAGCAAAAGAAAGAATTAGAAAAAGAAGATTACGCAGGTCCTCGTACCCAAGTACAAAACAACACTATGTTTGTGGGAAGCACTAAAGATTTGCAACAACATCTTATGAAACTTGCAAAGGGCGAGATTCAAGATGAGTGAGAATTATCTAGGTAATCCCAACCTAAAAAGAGCAAACATTGCTGTTGACTTCACTCAAGAACAGATTGAAGAATGGGTAAAGTGTTCTAAAGACCCCCTATATTTTATCGAAAAATACGTTAAGATTGTTAACGTAGACTTGGGTTTTATTCCTTTTACACCATATGATTTTCAGAAGGATATTATTACACAAGTAAATAATAACCGTTTTGTTATTTGTAAGATGCCTCGTCAAAGTGGTAAGACCACTACAATTGCGGCATTGCTATTACATGCGGTGTTGTTTAATGAAGAATATAACATTGCTATTCTAGCACACAAACTTGCACAAGCAAGGGAAATCTTGTCTCGTATTCAAAGAGCATACGAAGCACTTCCTAAGTGGATGCAACAAGGTGTTGTAGAATGGAACAAAGGTAATATTGAACTAGAAAACGGTTCTAAGATTTTGAGTTCTGCCACATCATCCTCTGCGATTCGTGGTGGTTCATTTAACCTAATTTACCTAGACGAATTTGCATTCATTCCTGCAAACTTGCAAGATGAATTCTTTGCGTCTGTGTACCCAACAATCTCTTCTGGTAAGACTACAAAGGTGTTGATTACTTCTACACCAAATGGTCTTAACATGTTCTACAAATTGTGGACTGATAGCGAGAAGAAGAGAAATACATATAAGAGGGTGGATGTTCATTGGAGTGACATTCCAGGTCGTGATGCTAAATGGCGTGACGAACAGATTGCTAACACTAGTGAAGACCAATTCCGTGTTGAATTTGAATGTGAGTTTGTCGGTTCTTCAAATACTTTGATACCAGGTTCAAAACTCCGTTCTCTAACTTATGAGAAACCTAAATATGTTAGTGATGGAACTTCAATCTATGATGAACCACACCAAGATAGAGCATACGCAATGGTCGTTGATACATCAAGGGGTACTGGTGCAGATTATTCTGCCTTTGTGATTTTTGATATTTCAGAATTACCATATAAAGTTGTATGTAAATATAGAAACAAAGAGATTTCGCCACTACTATATCCAAGGGTAGTTGTAGGGGCAGCAAAGAAGTATAATGATGCATATATTCTCGTTGAAGTGAATGATGTGGGCGCACAAGTCGCAGATATTATTCATGGGGAGTTTGAGTACGAGAATATTTTAAGTGTTGCACAAATGGGTCGTGCAGGGCAACAGATTGGTACTGGATTCGGTAAAAATGTTGCTTTTGGTGTAAAAACCTCTAAGTACGTTAAACGTATGGGATGTTCAACCCTAAAGGATTTGGTTATATCTGACCAGTTGATAGTGCAAGATTTTGATATCGTGTCTGAGTTGAATACGTTTGTGGCGAAGTCACAATCATATGAAGCAGAATCAGGTTCTCACGATGACCTTGTGATGTGCTTAGTGTTGTTCTCGTGGATGACGACACAAAAGTATTTCAGAGAACTAACAGATATGGATTTCCGTAGGAAATTAGAGGATTACAATCGTGAAATGATTGATGAAGAATTAACTCCGTTTGGTTTTATTGAAGATGGCATAAACAGAGAAACCACTTATAAAGATTCAAGTGGTCAAGTGTGGTCAACAGACACAGAACTAAAATGGGGCAATGATTGGTAATAGGTAGAAAACTGAAGAATACTAAATAATAATGTTAAATAAGAATTTGACTAACCATATTCTTCAAACACAAATACATTAAAAAGGAGAATGAAATATGCCATTTCAACTAAGTCCAGGTGTTAATGTCAGTGAAATTGACTTGACAACCGTAGTACCCGCAGTTGCGGCAACAGGTGGTTGTATTGCTGGAGAATTTGCATGGGGTCCAATCATGGAGCGTAAACTGCTTGGTGACGAAGACTCAGTTGCAAATATGTTCGGTAAACCAACCAACACTACCGCAATTTCTTTCTTTACCGCTGCAAACTTTCTTGCATACGGTAACTCACTACAAATCGTTCGTGTAGCACAAACAGGTCAAGCAAACGCAACCACAGATGGTAGCACTGGTTCTGACGCTCTACTAATTGAGAACGATGAAGATTGGGAAAACAATTGGGAAGGTGGTCAGAATGTCGTTTCTGGTCGCTATTTCGCTGCTAAGTATGCAGGTGCTTTGGGTAACACCCTAAAAGTATCCGTGTGTCCTTCTGCCGCTGCTTTCCGTTCAACAGTAAACGTTTCAACTACTGGTGCAACTCTTACTCTAACCTCTGGTAACCCAGAAGACCATCTAGCAGTTGGTTCTTTGGTAATCTACGGTGGTGAGACTCGCCAAGTCGAAGCAATTACCGCAGGAACTTCTGCAACTCTAGACTCTGGATTCTCAAGCGATATCTCTGCCGCTGACGCAACTTTCGAGTGGGAATACGCAACATCATTTGATGGCGCACCAGGTACTTCACCATACGCAGAGAAGCGTGGTGCTTCAAATGACGAAATGCACGTTGCAGTCATTGACGAAGACGGTGAGTTTTCAGGTACTAAAGGCGAAGTAGTCGAGAAGTTTGCTTTCGTTTCTAAAGCACCTTTCGCACTAAATGCAGACGGTTCAACAAATAACTACAAGAATGTAATCGACAGACGCTCATTCTTCATCCGTTGGATGGACCACAATTCTGGTTCAAACGCCAATTGGGATACCCCTGCTGCAAATGGAGTAGATTACAACGCTACACCTATCACAATGCCAAGCACTTGGTCAATGAGTGGTGGTTCTAACGGTGTTGCTGCTTCTGACGCACAGAAAATCAACGGTTACGACATGTTTGCTAACGCAGAAGAAGTGGATGTTTCACTAATTCTTGGTGCAGACGCTAACCAGACTATCGCATTGCACCTAGTTGCAATGGCAGAGTCTCGTATGGACTGCGTAACATTCCTATCACCTGAGTTCTCAGATGTTGTTAACAACGCTGGTAGCGAAGCAACAGATATCGTAGAGTTCCGTAACTCTCTACCTTCATCTTCATACGCTTTCCTAGACGGTAACTGGAAGTATCAATACGACAAGTACAACGATGTGTATCGTTGGGTACCATTCAACGGTGACGTTGCTGGTCTAGTTGTTCGTGCAACTGATACTCGTGACGCATGGTGGTCACCTGCTGGTTTCAACCGTGGTGGAATTAAGAATGTTGTTAAGACTGCATGGACTCCTAGCAAAACTTACCGTGATGAATTGTACAAGAACAACATCAACCCAATCTTGGTATTCCCAGGCGAAGGTTGTATTCTATTCGGTGACAAGACCCTACTTGCTAAACCAAGTGCGTTTGACCGTATCAACGTAAGACGCTTGTTCATCGTAATGGAAAAAGCGATTGCAACTGCTGCAAAATACTCACTCTTTGAGTTCAATGACCAGTTCACTCGTTCAATGTTCCGTAACATGGTAGAACCATTCTTGAGAGATGTTCAAGGTCGCCGTGGTATTTACGACTTCCGTGTTGTTTGTGACGAATCCAACAATACTGGCGAAGTAATTGATAGAAACGAATTTATTGGTGACATTTATGTTAAACCAGCACGTTCTATCAACTTCATCCAGTTGAACTTTGTTGCTGTCCGTACAGGCGTTGACTTCTCCGAAGTAGTCGGTCAATTTTAATTAACAGATAAAAATTAAGGAGAAAAACAATGGCATTTACAATTGACGGTTTCAGAGCAGAACTAACTGGCGGTGGCGCAAGAAGTAACCTGTTCGAATGTGAAATCACCAACCCCTTCGGTGGTAGTGATAAATTCACTTTCATGGCGAAAGCATCACAACTTCCAGGTGACACTCTTGGTGTAATCGAAGTACCATACTTTGGTCGTACTATGAAGGTTGCAGGTAACCGTACATTCGCAGAATGGACAGTTACAGTTATCAACGATGAAGACTTTGCAGTACGCAATGGTCTAGAGCGTTGGATGACTTCAATCAACTCTCATATCTTGAACGTTGGTACACCTTCACCTATCCTACAGAAGTCTATTGGTACTATCAAGCAGTTTAGTAAAGATGGTTCACCAATCAAGACCTATACATTTATTGGCATCTTCCCTGCGGATTTGTCACCAATTGATGTAGCATGGGATTCTAACGATACAATCGAAGAGTTTACAGTTACATTCCAGTATGACTACTGGATTGACGCTGCAAACGCAGTAATCTAAAAAGGGTTCTCGGGGGGTCTATAAATAGATATAGACTCCCCAGAATTTAATTTAGATAGGATAATATTTTATGGCAAAGTTGTTTGGTTTTGAAATCACCCGACTCGGGCAAGGAGACTCCGATAGTCTTCCATCGTTTGTCGCACCGACAAATGACGATGGTGCGTTGGAAATCCAGGAAGGCGGTATCTTTGGTCAATATCTTGACCTAGAAGGTAAGTCTAAATCCGAAGAAGAGTTGATTAATCGTTATCGTGAGATGGCGATGCAACCAGAATGTGAAACTGCGATTGATGATATCATCAATGAAGCAGTTGTGCAAGAAGATAAAGAAAGTCCAGTTTCAGTAAACTTGGACGGTATTGATTTTGGTGCGGGTGTTAAGAAACGCATCACAGAAGAATTCGATAATGTCATGCGCCTACTGGATTTCAGTAACTATGGTGCAGACATTTTTAAGCGTTGGTACGTTGATGGTAGATTGTATTACCACAACGTTATTGATGTTGACAGACCAAATGAAGGTCTCAAAGAATTGCGCTTTATTGACCCAAGACAGATTAAGAAGGTCAGGAAAGCAATAGAAAAGAAAGACGCAGACACCAATGTGTCAGTGTTTAAAGAGTTCGAAGAATTTTTTGTATACAGTGAAATGGGTATCAGTAATTCGGAGCAAGGCATTAAGATTGCTAAAGACTCTGTTACCCATGTTACAAGTGGTTTGCTTGACAAAGATGGTAAGCAAGTTATTTCTTACCTACACAAAGCAATCAAACCTCTTAACCAACTAAGGGCAGTCGAAGACGCAGTAGTTATTTACAGATTGTCTCGTGCGCCTGAACGTAGAATTTTCTATGTGGACGTTGGTAACTTGCCTAAAGGTAAAGCAGAAGCATACCTTCGTGATATCATGGCAAGGTATAAGAACAAAATTGTATATAACGCAACGACAGGTGAGATTGACGACAGT